AAAGGCTGGTATGAGCAAAGCGGCACATATCCCGACTATGTATACACTCTTACAACTGACACAACAGTTAGCAGTGGGAAGACCTATTACATCAAGTCTGATGTAAGAATGTCCAGCGCTGCAAAGACCGCACTGGAAGCACTTGGTTTCAAGTTTGTTACCGAGCCGACAGTGACAAGATCTTATTAAGAGGAGGAAAAGTATAATGGCTAATAACTGGGAAAAGAATATTTTCGGTATGATTGCACAGGACGATTGGCTTTCGGTGCCTTTCAGTCCTCTGAGACAGAACGATCCTATCGACAGGCTTTTTGGCGATGAAAAGACTGACAACATCACAGCTTCATGGGAGACGATTGCGGCAGAGTATCAGCTTCCTGCAATGGCTCAGTTCCATGCGTTTGACGTTGAGTCCAACACAACATACCGTATTCCTGTTGATAACAAGAATATTGAGAAGGGGCTCATCCAGGTCAAGATCAATCAGTCTGAGCGCCTCCAGGCTCTTCTGAGAAGCGGCGTTCGTGACGATAGAATGTATGACTATGTTATCAATGACGGTGCAAGACTGGCCGAGCAGGTAATCACAAGAACAAAGGTCGCTAAGAACGAGGTACTTGCAACAGGTCAGTTCACCATAGTCGAAAACAGCCTCAATCTGACTGTTGATTACGGTGTTGAGGCAAGTCAGAAGTCATTTACTCTCGATCTTGCAACAACGGCTGACATCGCTGCACAGCTTCAGACAATCATAGAAGCTGCTCAGAACAAGGGCGTTACAATCACAGGCATGATCACATCTAAGAATAACGTCACAAAGATGAGACGTAACGCAGGCTTACAGCAGGCTATCAACGGTAACGTTGGTGCTGGCCAGCTTGTAAACTCTAACAGCCTTGAAGCATATCTGGAAGATGAGTTCGGCATCGAGACTGTTATCACAAACGATCTGAAATACAACGCTACAAACAATATTATCGGCGCTGACGGCAGACCTGTTGTAACAGCTAAGAGATACTTCCCCGAGAATAAGATCACATTCTTCGGCACAGCAAATGGCCGTCTGGGTGTTGGTCTCTGGGGCGATCCTCCTTCGGTAATCAATCCTCTTATCTCCGCAAGGCGTTCAAGCTCTTCTCCTTATGTCTTCGTAGACCAGTGGACAGAGACAGACCCTGACGTTCTCTGGACAAGAGCAAGAGGCCTGTTCGTGCCTGTGCTTTACAATCCTTCATCGCTGTACATCGCAACAGTTACAGACTCAGGAGCGTGATGAGCGTGTATAAGGTAATTAGACACTTCACCGACTTACAAGACAAGGAATACGCTTATCAGGTCGGAGACACCTATCCTCGTGAAGGCCTGTCTCCGACAGATGAGCGGATTGCTGAACTGTCCGGCAGCCGAAACAGGCAGGGAAAACCCCTCATCGAGGCAATCCCCGAAGAGCCTGCGGCTGAAGCACCTAAAGCGGTGAATATCCCTGAAACTGAGGAAACTGATGCTCTCGGTGATAGCACCGAGGAAATCGCAGAAGCAAAGCCCCGAAAGCGTAAGCATAAGGGCAATGAATAAGAAAGGGCGGTGTAGTATATGGCACAGCTAACAGAAGTGTGTGCAAGTATCAAGAACTATTTCTTGCGTGAGAAATTCAGTGGCACATTCACTATAGCTCCAGATACTGCACCGCTTGATTCTTTACTTGAAGGGCAGTATTTCGCTATATTTGGCAGTGTACTGAATGACGGCGTGTGGCAGAATACGGCTGAGGACTTGGCAAATCTCCGGGCGGAGGAATTTACAGGGCAGATATGGAGCATGGGCGTTCCCCGTGACTTCGAGCAGCTTTGTGATGATATATCCGCATGGAGAGCGAAGAACGAGACCGCAGATAGTGCAGCAATGTCTCCGTTTACGTCAGAGAGCTTCGGCGGTTACAGCTATAGCAAGGGCGGCTCCGGCAGTTCCAGAGGCGGCAGCGCTGTCACATGGCAGGATCAGTTCTATCGGAGACTATCACCATACAGGAGGATTGCACTATGAGCTTACTTTCAGAAGCTTATGAGCCTTTTGTGTTCATGGTGAAATCCGCACAGCCTGACGGCGAAGGTGGTTTTTATACCGTGTGGACTGAGGGCGCAGAGTTCCCGGCTACAGCGGACTTTGCAACCTCATCACTGGCAAAAATAGCAGATGCACTGACCGAGAAAGTGAATTGCACCGTAACAACGTCAAAAGCTATCACGTTAGAGCCTATGGACGTAATAAAGAGAGTTTCGGACGGCGTGTACTTCCGTATTCTCTCAGACGGTGCAAATTCAAAAACGCCTAACTCCGCAACGCTTGATATGCGGCAGTCTAAGGCGGAAATTTGGCAGTTACCAACATAAAGGTATCACTTATATACCCCGATACAAAACAGCCGAAAAACGGCAATTCTGAGCGTTAGGAGGGCAATATGACAAAGGCGGCGGCTTTATATAGTTTCTTCTCTGGTTTTGGCATTCCTGCTTATGAGGAAAACACGGTCTTTGCGCTGGCTGAGAACGGCAAAGCTCCGGCTTTTCCTTACCTGACGTATGAGGTCAAGACGGATTTCTTCGGTGAGAGCGATGTTTTCATAACATTCTCGCTCTGGTATCGTTCAATTTCGTGGACAGCGATCAACGCAAAATCGACTGAAATATCTGCGGCAATCGGCAGAATTGGCAAATTTGTTGATTTTGACGGCGGCAGCATACTCATTATGCGTTCGCAACCGTGGGCGCAGAATATGGGAGACAGCTCAGACGATAAGGTAAAACGCATCGTCCACAATCTCAAACTGAGATACTATTCCAATAATTAAGATAGGAGGTTAGGTCTATGCCCGATACAAGCACACTCGACCTCACGCAGTGGGAACTTCTCACAGAGGGAGATTTTAACGCAATGCAGTTTGACAGCGGCGTGTTCATTAAGAACTTCGACCCGGCGCAGTTCACTACACCGAGTGAAAGTGATGTTCTATTCTCCACAGGCGGTGATGTCGGAATCGTCCACAACACCACAAAAGTAAACCTCGGAGACGGCGTGAATAACATTCACTTCCCTTATGCCGAGCTTATGGTGATTACAGGCGTTGATACAGCGCAGATTACAGTATCATCGTTCGACTTCTCGCCTGACGGTCTGAAATTCGCCCTCGGTGCGGCAGACGTGACCGAGGCAACAGGCGCAGTAACTCCCCGATATTACATCAAGTCCAGCGATTTCACTACGAACTTCGCATGGATCGGCGCAAAGAAGGGCGGCGGTCTTGTGGCTGTTGTAATTCCTATGGCTCTTTCAACAGGCGGTCTCTCTATTTCCGCTAAGAAGGGCGATAAGGGTACTTCACAGCTTACAATCGGAGCGTTCCGCTCTATCAATGCGAAGTCAACACCTGAAATGATGTTTTACAGTGCTTCCGGTGGTGGTATCACAATCACTTCACAGCCTGTGAGTAAAACCGTTGAAGCCGGAACAGCAACCTCATTCAGCGTTACAGCAAGCGGAACAAGCTCACTGAGCTATCAGTGGCAGCTTTGCGCTGTAGGTGATGTGACATTTGCTGACATTGTGGGTGAAACAACCTCAACACTTACCCTTGCAGCCTCTGACGTTATCGAGGAAGCAAGCGGCAACAAGTACCGCTGTAAGATAACAATGAGCGGTGAAGTACGTTATACGATACCTGCACAGCTTACCGTGACAACAAGTTGACAAAGGCGCATAAAACTGAATAACAACTAAATAGCCCCGATAATTCGGGGCTGTTTTTGCTATAAGGAGAAAAAATATGAAAACATTCAACGATTTTTCCGGCGTGGAAGGCATCGACAAGCTCATGGAGTGCGCTCCGTATGTGAGCGAACTGCTCAAAGACAAGGATAATCTCAGTAAAATGTCTGATATGACGTGGATAGAGCTGGGAGCAACGATGTATAAGGCACACACAGAGGCCTGCGATAAGCTGTTTACAGCTCTGGACAAGAAGCCTGATACGAGTATCGGCCTGGTATCGGCTACAGCACAGATCATGTCGGAGATTTTCGGCAATAAGGATATGATCGATTTTTTTATCTCAGCCGGGAAAGCGAAGAAGTCCTCTGGCTCAGTTACGGAGAATACAGAGGGCGAACAGTAAGCGGTTTTATCCGGTATTTTCTGGCACGGCATAAAAAATCCGAAGAAGAGTTATCATACCGGATATATGTATCAGATATACTGCGTATTTACGCTATAAGATGCGGTGCAGAGTGCGATAGGTACTATGACTATATCGCCGGAAACGTGGCAGAAAAGCCCGAAGAAACGGCTGAAACGCAGCGTAACGCAGTATTCGCAGAATTTGAACGGTTAGGAGGTGGGAAGCGTGCCAACTGATGTATTTGATTTATACGGAAAAATCAAGCTGGACACATCGGAATACGAGAAGGAGCTTGGCAAAGCAGGCAGTGCGTTTGACGGACTGGGCGATAAGATAAAGGCTGGACTTGGGATAATAACGGCGGCAACAGGAGCAGCGCTGACGGCAGGTGCGGCGGCAGTCGGTAAGATAGTCTCGGACTCCGTGCAGGCGTATGGCTCGTATGAGCAGCTTGTAGGCGGTGTTGAAACGCTCTTCGGCGACAGCGCACAGACAGTCCTTGCTAACTCAGAGAAGGCGTTTGCAACGGCTGGAATGTCCATGAATGAGTACATGGAGACCTCTATTCAGTCTGCGGCGGCTCTGATCAACTCGCTGGAGGGAGATCAGGCGAAAGCAGCTGATCTTATGGACTTATCAATCATAGATATGAGCGATAACGTCAACAAAATGGGAACGACCATGGAGGCGGTGCAGAACGCCTACAGAGGTTTCAGCCGTGGCAACTTCACCATGCTTGACAACCTTGCCCTTGGTTTTGCCGGAACTAAGGAAGGAATGCAGGAGCTGCTTGACAAAGCGGAGCAGATCTCCGGCATAAAGTACGATATTTCGAGCTATTCCGACATTGTACAGGCTATCCATGTGGTACAGCAGGAAATGGGTATCACAGGCACGACAGCAGCCGAAGCCGCAGACACTATTCAAGGCTCTGCTGGCTCTATGGCGGCAGCTTGGGAAAATCTCAAAGTGGAGCTGGCAAAAGAGGACGGTGACATAGGACAGTCCCTTGATATACTGGTAAACTCCGCTCTGACGGTTTTTGACAACATCGAGCCTAAGATTGAGAGAGCGCTTGGCGGCGTAACTCAGTTCGTAGGTAAGGCAGCTCCGATAATCGTTGAAAAGCTCCCTCCGATGATAGAACAGATAGTTCCGCCTCTGCTGACAGCCTCCGGCTCTCTTGTGGTGGCTCTCGGTAAAGGTGTAGCGCAGGCTCTTCCGGCTCTGCTGAAATCCACAGGCAGTCTCGTTAGTGGTCTTTACGGCTCGTTTATTGAGACCGACCTTGGAGCGTTTGACTGGATCAGAGAAGATGCGGCCAAAGCCGTGGACTCCGTGAAAAGAACATTCGGAGAAATAGATCTGAGCAACCTTATGGACTCAGTTGCCGGGTACGGCGAAAGTCTCAATAATTACTGGGAAAAGCTCGGAGAAGGCTTCACATGGGCTGTTGATAACATATTTTCTCCGCTCGTAGAGTGGGGCGCTAACAATATTCTTCCGACAGTATTTGACGGTCTTGCCGCTGCTATAGATTTAACCACGTCTGCTCTGGACTTTCTTGAAACTCCAGCAATAGCCGTCTGGGAGGGCTTTTTGCAGCCCATTTCAGAAGTTGCAGGAGACGTTATATTCGGGTCGCTTGACCTTATATCAAAGGGGCTTGGAGCTATTGCAGATGCCGTTGACGGCGTGGACTGGGAAGGCTTTTGGATCGATATGTTTAGCGGCGACTTTGGCGAGGATTGGTCTGTTGGCTGGCAGGAGCTGAAGGACACTATCGGAGACTGCGGCGAAGCTATAGACGAGTTCTTCAACACATCTGAGTTCGGCGAAAAATGGAATAACTTCTGGCAAGGTGTAGGCGCAAAGGTCTATGACTTCAAAGAAAACATTCTTGACCCGTTCATTAGCGATTGGAAAGTTGGTCTAAGCGAAATAAAGCAATTCTTATCCGATGTGAAAACAGGATTTACTGACTTTGCCGATGCAGTTGTCGCAGGCTGGGACATGATAGGACAGGGAATTGACAATTTCATCGAGAATTACTCCGTTGGAATGGATATGATAAAAGACTTCTTCACCATTGGAGAAGTTGAAGCAACCACAAACCCTGATTTCAGTACCGAGGGCTGGTTTGGAAAGGTTAAAAAGCAAGCTAAGGGCGGCATTATCCGCAAGCCCACAGTGACGCTCAGCGGCGAAGCCGGATACGAAGCAAATATTCCGCTGTATAACGACAATCTCGGAATTCGTCAAATAGCAGATGCCATTACAAGAAATATGGCCAACGCAACGAATAACATTACTATAAACGTGACAGCTGGAGAAGGTACAGATGCAAAGTCTCTTGCACAGCGTATAGCCGAAGAGGTTGACAGCGTACTGAATGACCGCAGAATTGCGGCAAATAGAGCGATAGGAGGAACGGCATGGTAATACAGTCAGACGATTATATCATACTGGACGGCGTTTCAAGCAACACGGTGGGGCTGTACTGTGATACTCCTGCCGTGCCGCCTATGGCGAGGCAGAGATACACGACATACCAGACTGGGGCGGACGAGGACGGAACAACAGCGGATAACACCTTCGAGGATATGGATATACCGTTCAATCTGTACACCTTCCTTGACGAGGGCTTTGATAATACGGCAGTATATCGGTATCTGTTCAACAAGTCTCGGTTGGAATTCTCCCGGCACAGCGGCTATTATTACAAAATACGTCAGATCAATGTGTCTCCGCCTCAGGAGATCGCAGACGGTCGGCGAATCGGCTACACTGTGACATTTACAGTCGCTCCGTTTAGGTACAAGACCGACAATGACCCGGTATCAGTCAGCTCCGGCGATATAGTGGAGAACACAGGAACGTATTACAGCAGGCCAGTGATCACACTTACAGCAACCGGTGACGTGACTATCTCCGTTAACGGCCGGGAGTTTAAGTTGTCCGCCGTGGCAGGAACGGTCAACATCGACTCTGAGCGTCACATCGTGTATTCCGGCAACACAATAATCTACAATAAGGACTCAGGCAGCTATCCGCTGCTTGCTGTCGGCAACAACGAGATCACATACTCAGGTACAGTCACAAGTATGACGATACAGAAGAACGAGAGGTGCTTATAATGGCAACGGTAACAGTATCAACGTGGGAGCAGCTTGTTTCTGCGGCTCAGGTAGAGGGTGACACCGTTGTTATCGCTCCCGGAACTGAGATAACAGCAACGGGTAAACTTACTATAGCCTGTGCGGAAATCAAAGGCAACGGGGCGAAGATAACGATTGACTCACGGGCTGAGAACTGCGCTATTGACGTTGTAAGCAATGCCGTTATCGGTGATGTATACTTTGTAGATGTGAGATTTTCAGACGTTTTTCTCCTGCTGGAAAGCACCGCAGGAGAGGCGAAAATCAACAGTTGCGACTTTACAGGGCGCAATTATGGCAGCACTAACTATGAGCGTATCATCAAGAGCTTGTCAACATCAAGCACGCAAAGGCCTGAGTTTTTCCGATGTGTGTTTAACATCGGCGGCGGAAATGGAGTGTTCAGCGGTAAGTCTCGTAAACTAAGTGGCGGCAAATCGCCTTATTTCCGATACTGTTATGTACAATATTCTGGAGCTAACTTTTCAAGTGCAGCCGACACACAAGGAACTATACTTGCGTTTGGGACGTACTTTACAGGCGAGTTTGGGGCTACAATGAAGTTAGAGGACGGCACTGAACTTGTTGTGATTAACGCACGATGCGACATGCTTGAAAATAACAACAGCAATTATGTGCTTGCGAATAAAAGCCGGATAACTGTGATTTACGAGGGATCAGGTGAGATAGTAAAAGTAACGGCTCTTGAAATGGCAGATCCCGGAGAAATTTTCAAAGCTGGTTTCCCAATAATGGACAAGAAGGTGATTGAATGGCGGTAGTAAACGTTACATCATGGGAAGAGTTCGTTGCCGCTGTAGCAGTCAGTGGGAACGAGGTTGAATGCCCCGCAGAAGTATGGGATTTAGCGAAGCAAGGGATATTCAACGTTCAGCCAGTCAGAATAAAATGCACATCGATAAACGGCAACGGCCTTGTAATACGCAATGCGAACTTTTCTGAGGGTGGAGCACCAAACTACGGCTTAGGAACGTGGGCTTTGGTTATTACCGGGAGCAGTCAGGCCAAAACCATAAGTAGTTTGCACTTTGAAAATGTTGTAACCAACTCAGCGTTGATTATGTATGAAGACACCGGCTACGGCGCAAAAGGTGCCACAATAGAAAGTAGCTCTTTCTCCGGGTTAGTTGGTAGTATGGTGTTAAACAATACAGCATACTCACGGTTGACTTGCAGAAGATGTTCTTTTGTGTGTTGCTCCCCGAAGGGATATTTTTTGGGTTATCGCAATCAAGGAAAAAGCCCCTATTTTTCGTACTGCGACATATTGTATTTCGGCAAATCGTTTACAAATCCGGCTGTGTCTAGGTTAAACCTAAGCTATGGGCTATACGCTAATCGAGTTAGAGTACAGGGAAGCCTTGGCGAAAAAGCAGGAGTTGGGGAGAACTCAGTACAGGTTGTAATCAATGGTAAGTGTAGCGAGGCAGTGCTTGGCTCTTCTGGCATAGTTGTAAACACAGATTTGTGCGTAGGCATATCAGGGACAACGAGTGCTGTAAGCTCTGCTATAGCAGTGACTAGTGAACAGTTGGCTGATGAAGCG